CTCAGATTCAGAAGCAAATCGACGAGCAAATCAGCCCAATCACAGAAGCTACTATGCCTTGGGCACCCGTAGTTGAACCAGAAGGAGAATAAAATGTCAGTAACATATGAATTACTAGAAGAATACACAGGTACACGTACTACTGAAATGCCTGACCCCGATAACGAAGGCGAGACAGTTACTAGTACAACTGATTGTAAAGATGTACAAGTTAAATTTACTTGCTCAGACTCAGGATGCGTACATGAGCGGTCTGTGAATGTATGCTTTGATGCCGAAGGTGCTTACGATGCAGAAGCTACTCTAGTTCGTATCGGTGAAGTGGGAAGTGGTGTAGAACATAAAATTGCTTGTGGCGTTATTTCTTAAAGGCGATAAAAAAGGGACTGCAAAGTCCCTTTTTTAGTTTTACTACTCTTTAATTTACTACTTTGTCAACTAACTCACCTTCAACAGGAGCTGGGTTCTCCAACTCCTCCTGCAGCAAGTTTGTGAAGCCTGTAATACCTACTTGAATCTGATCAAGGCGTGCACGAGTTTGATTGCCTTGAGCTTGTAGGTCTTGTACTTGTGATACTAAGTACTTGGCTTTGTCAGAAATCTCATCTAACTTGTATTCTTTATCGTTCAAAGAGATGGTTTGTACTTCATTTTCAGTTACTTCAGTCATTATAATATCCTTTATTATAGTATGTCACAGCCGCCGCCAACGCAGGCAAGCTCTTGTGATCCGGTTGTGTTATCTTCTTTTTCAAACTGGGCTAAATCTTCCCAATTTACATTTTGCGGCATTGCTGCCAACAACTCTTCGTACTTCTCCGCAGTAATATCCTCGTATGGAGCTTGCTGATAAACGTGATCGCTTGTTGGAAGTAAACTAATTCCAGAACATAGATCAAAATTATCCCAAATCCACTGAGCTACTTGCAAGTACTCACTGTCTGTATAGTATACAGTTACACTTGGCTTATGCTCACACCAGTGGTTCTGATACGCTTTCCAAAGAGCTAACTGTTCCATAGCTCCTACTTCTTTTACACATGTACTAGACTCTGGCGCTTTAACCGGGAAGCTGAATACTACAGAAGAAGGCGACATAACATCATTTTCTACTGGGAATCCTGCTTGCTCCATATAGAGTGCAAGTGGGTCTTTTTTGTCTGAACGTACTCGGCGAATGTAATGCTTAGAGAAGCGAGGATGTATACCGGAAGCAGAGTCAACAAGCTGAGAAACAGTACCGCTCGGCTTAACACAAGTAATAGCTGCAGACTGATTAACACCAAGCTTTTCAGCCCATTCTTTATTTGTTGCAATACTAACATCTCTCATCTCCTCCAACCATGCTGCTAGTTGGGCATTATCTGGATCGCCAAGTACTTCGTGATCCATAATTCCTGTTAAACTTACGCCAAGCAATGCTTCTTCTTCAGTGTTACGCTTCCAGCGCACCCGCAGATACCTAAAGTCTGTCAGAGTAGACTGCAAAGTACCAATAATGGTTGCTTTACGAACCTTTTCTAGCAGAGTTTCTAGTGTGTCGTCTGCTCGTACTACTACTTCTGACAAGTTACAAAACTCATTACTACGGAGAATAATCTCAGAGCAAGGGTTAGTACCAAAATCATGTGTAGCATCTCTACGGCCATTACGAGCTGCAATTTTCTGAGCAGCTACACGGCTGAACAAACCACGCTCGCCTGCTTTAGATTCGTACAGGTTTTTCATCTCATTGAGGTACGCTTCAAAGTCTGGCTTCTCGGTATATGCTACAGAGTTATTTGCTAGACGACGCTGACCTTGGTCAACCCACCACTGTCCTGATTTAGCTTTGGACATGCGCTGATCAGAAAGATTAGAGAGACTGATAAGAGCAGAACGGCGTACACCACCTACTACTACAATATCTGCAATCTTACAGCATACATCGTGGCACTCAATACTTGTCAGTTTACGTCCTGCTGATTTCTGAAATACATTAGTACAAAACTGAAACAAGTCAATTAAAGGCTCAGGACCTGAAGCACGACCACCAAAAGTCTTCAATCTAGCACCTGCTGGACGTACTCGGCTCATGTCCCACTCGGGTAGTTTACCTGCATAAAGCATGGCAATCAACTCGCGGAAGGCACTCGCCCATCCTAGCTTACTATCACTTACTACAATAGTAGAGCTTGTTTTGTGGAAAGTTTCGGCTACTTCTGGTAGTTTATTAATAAAATTACGTTCTACACTGAAACCTACTCCTGTTCCACACATCAACACATACATAAGCTCGTCAAAAGCTCGTGGATGGTCAATATGTAAGTAACTACAGTTAAAACCTGCTACGTTATCACGCTTGAGGGCTTCGCCTGCTGTCATCATACATCTCATAGAGGGCATAACTTCCATAGCGTGAATAGCATTATAAATCTCTTCACCACTTTCGTTGTCTAACTGCTCTCTTTCTTTAAAGAAGTTTACGTAGCGACTACAAGTCTCTTCCCAGGTCTCTCTACGACCCTCGTCTTCTAGCCAGCGTGCGTATCTACTCTTGTGAATAAAACTTTGATACTGATCCATTAAATCATCTTCCTTTGTATTTCGGATATATTATCCGCGCCTATTGCGTCATCGCAATATGTTATTAAATCCATTAACTCATAATTTTTTAGTAATACTTCAGCATTTGCATTCAGCTCTTGTATGTACTTGTACTTACCGTCTAATGGTATGTTATCGTATATTGTCATTGCATCGCCGTACTCTTTTATGAGCTGTTCAGCTCTCTTCGGGCCAATACCGTTGATACCAGGAACATTATCACCTTTATCTCCTGTGAGACACTTAAAAGAGATATACTCTTCAGGTGTAACACCGTAGTGCTCGCTCCAGTTACTTATAGTAACCTCTTTTCGAGTAACGTAAGAAAATCTACTTACACCGTCTTGAATCAATAAGTCCCAATCTCGGTCACTTGACAGTAGCCAAATGTCTTCTAAACCATACTCTTCTTTTTGCTTTACAAGGTGGGCAGCAAGATCATCTGCCTCTACACCTTTGTAACGAAGTACTGTATAGCTCTCTGCTAGTAGTTCTAAAGTCTCTTCATACTCATCGAAGAAGTCTATAAATGCTTGCTTCTCTTCGTCTGTTTGTGTAGCGTACTTATCTTTTCGATTCTGTTTGTACTCTGGCAACAACTCTTTACGGTAGCTAGAAGAGCCCCAGTCTGCGGTAATAATAATTCTACCACATTTATAAGAATTTGCTAGAGACTTAACTGTTTCTACGTACTGCTCACGAAAATCAGATCTGCCTTGATGCTTCCATCGAAAAGCTAAGTTTAGTGCATCCACAATCAGAACAGTAGTATCTTTACCGCCAATTGCTTCATTAAAATTAAAAGCCACCTATCCACTCCGTCTTTTCAGATTCCAACCAAATATCCATTAATAGTACATAACAATTTAAAAACCTTATATACAGATACTCATCTGTGTTTTCTGGCTTATTCTCTGTTACTACAAATACTTTTGATCGGTCATACTTAAAAAATAGCATTGGCTTTTGATCGCCACCTGCTGCTTGTACTACAACTTTCTTCCACCATCTGATAAGATTATTTGTCTTTGGCTGTGTAAATATTTTATCAGTGAGGGCAGAGTCTTTGTAGTTCTTTACCTCTATACAATAATGATTTCTCTGATTAGGGACATATAAGTCCCCTTTCAGGTATTCAAGAGCACCCGAGGCAGGTACTCTCTCAAACTTCAGTCCGGTCGCTTGTCTCAGCATGTCCCGTACTAGGTACTCGCCTCTCGCTCCCTTTGCTCTCGAATCTACCATTTTCTTCCTCTACTTCCTTTTCGGGTTCTACATTTATATCTTCCCGGGCTTTGATATGTCTCCACCACATTCTTCTGCGACCTGCACTCATTACTACTCCAATACGCTGATGTTGCCATCCTTAACTACCTCGATCTTCTCTAAAAGAGGGTGAGACCAACCATGTGATACTATGTAAGTATTTAAGTCTTCTCTCAGTAGAACCTCTACTAGCTTCTCTCTGCCTTGGTCATCGAGTACGTTAGTAACTTCGTCTAAGAACAATATATTGATTTTAGACTTTGAAATACTACTCATTAGCTTTCTAATTGCTATCAAAGTAGCTGTATTTACTCTTGCAAGCTCGCCTGAAGAAAGAGCTAGAATGTCTACTACGTTACCGTTGTCAGTGATCTCTACGTTAAGTTTATCGTTTGAAACAACAAACTCCAGAGTGAAGCGGCCATCTGAGAGTTCAGCTAAGTACTCGTTTGCCATTTCTTCTAATTCACCAACTAGGTTTTCAATCTTATATGCCAACAAACCATTCGTACTGAACGACTTCTTTAACACAGTAAGGTTAGACTCTAGCTTACTATTTTCTTCTAATTTGGAGCTATATTCTTCGAATTGAAAGATAAACTCATCTGTCTGCTCTTGGATTACTTGTATACGAGTGTTTAATCGTGTACGTCTTTCGTTCTCTGCCGCATTCTCTTCCAACTGTTTCTTGGAGGCGCGTAATCTATCTTGTACAGCAAATAAATCGCTTTCCAACTGTGCCTGGTCGAGGATATTAGCAGGGAGTTCCTGTGAGTACGCCCGCAGTAAATCTTCCCAATCCTTACGAGCTTTGTTGTTTCGCTCAAATTCCAGATTGTTTGCTTTAATTCTCTTAATCTCAGGGCCAATCAGCATAGCTTTAGCGTGGGCATTATCTTTCTTAGTTCGCTCTATTTCAATCATTGCTGTCTCTTCAGAAACATCAATAGATTGCTTACAAGTAGGGCACTCATCAGAAATTCGTTCTAATTTATCCAAAGTTCGTTGAGCACCCGCAGCGACTGCTTGCAAAGAACCCAGCTCTGACTGTAATTCGTCATAGGATTCATACTCTGTAATAGTAGAACTCTGAATAGCACCAATATCTATCTCGTCTAGCATCTTTTTATATTGATTATTAGTAGAGATTTTTTTATTTTTTTCGGAGATATTTTCAATCTCTATCATTAAAGAACTTAAAGTCTTCTGATCTTCAGATGTATCAATTTGTAAATCCAACATGGGTAGTATGTTGGTATCACTCAATTTATTATCTTCTAACCACTTTTCAACTGTTGCAAGTTTCCCTGCTATCGTAGAAGATACTGCTGATACCTCTCTGGAAGCACTCTTAAATACTTCAAACAGCTCAACGTACTTTTCTAGGTGCAATAAATCAATAAGAAACTTCTTACGATTCGCATCTGTAGCTGTCAAAAACTGTAAGCTCGCATTAGTATTCTGGTATACTAACTGCGAAAAGGTTTTAAAGTCTACTCCAAGAACTTCCTGCAAAGTCTTATAGGTGTTAGTAGCCGTATGGCTAGAAATATCAGTACCATTCTTTTCGAGTTTTACTTTAATATTTGTTTTGCGATTAACTGTAATTGCATACTTATCTGTATCTTTAGTGAAAGAGAGATAAATATTATAGCCGTCATTAATATAACGATTGGGAATGTCTGCCTTCTTAATACCTTTAGAGTTTTTGTTATACAGAGCTTCCTCGATGATTAACGGTATAGAGGACTTCCCCATACCGTTAGTACCAAGGATTTGTGTAACAGTATTATCATCTAATTGTAATTCATTACCAGAGCCATAACTAAAGCAGTTATCCCATTTCAACGTTTGTAGTGTAATCATTGTATGTTCCTATGATGTCTGGTATTTTATCAGTATTAATTTCAAGTATGTAGGTTAAGTACTCTGCTAGCTCATCCTGGACGGACATATCTTTATCCATTATCAAGGAGGCTTCTGACTTTCGTACTACTACTTTCTTATCTAGCAGCTCTGAGTTCTTTACGTTTGCTAAGTCTTGTATGTCGCCTTCTACTTCATAGATAGTATGATCAAATTTAGTAGGCAACATGTCTGCTTCATCTGTTACTGTTTTTCTTATAAGCTGTGGTAGGTTGAACTCTTCCCACATCCAGCTCCAGTCTATTTCATTGATAAGCAGGTATCCAGTTTTTACTCTATTCCTATGAAAAGATGTTGTCATAGGGCTACCTGGATATACAATATTTCTTTGTGTATTGCTGTGAGAATGCAAGTCTCCTGCAAATACAACGGGGAAATCTTCGAATAAGTCTAAGTCGATTTCCGGTTTTACGTGCGGTGGTATCTCTCCTCGAACGTGTGTAAATAAAGGCTGTGTCGTATCAAAGTGATCAATGCTACCCTTCTTGTGCAAATCAGCATAAGGTAATATACCATAGCCAAAATCTGTGTCAATGTATGATATATCTACTACATTAATAAGAGGGTTAATATCTCTGGAAACTTGTTTTAGCTGAGTAAAGAAAGTCTTGTTCTTCTTAGTCGCTTCATGGTTCCCGTCATAGATAATTGTTGGAATCTTTACTCCACGAATAAACCTGAAGTAAAGCTCTAACTCTTCCATATTCGGAAGACGATCAAAGAGATCGCCTCCGATTATGTGCATATTACATTGTTCTTCTAGTGCGTATACTTGGTCAAAGAACATTTGATAACGGTTTGTAGCCCACTTAACTGGGACATTCTTCTGTCCCAGTTTGATGTGCCAATCAGCCGTAAATAATATCATCCTACGTTGAACTCAGCATCAAGTGCTTCGTCATCAGTCTCGTTGCCGTGGTTACGAACACGGTCTAGCAACTCTTTCTGTGCATCGGCGGTAGGACGAGGCATAACATCATCCATAGACTTCAGATCAGCAATAGAAGCAAGTTCTACTTCTGTAAGAGCACGAGGCTTGCACTTCAATGCTTGGAGTTGATACTCTACGTTGTAAGGAAGTGGGCCAGTCTTAACACGCTTGAAAGAAATATCCCAACCAGTGTTGACGTCAGTAGGGTCGCCTAAGTCTTCTGCGGCAGTAATAATTTGCTCCCACAGCTTCTTCTTGAGGTTTGCTACTTTGACTTTGCCATCGCTTGGGTCAATTACTTGACAAGCGTAGCTCCAGCCACATTTAAGATCGGGGTAGTATTCACGAACCCAGTCTTGTTCTTTGTTGTTGAATCGCTCAGAGTTTCTATCAAAAGACAGACACTCCATAGGAATGTTTTTGTCGTTCTCGCCGCTAATCCAGTATACATAACGGGCAAGAATGTCGCCTACAACGCGCATCTTGTTGTCGCCGTCTTTGTACTGAAAAGTTGAGATTGAGGATTTTTGGGCTCCGCCCGTTTGCTTGTTAAATGATAATGCCATTAGTGTATAGTCTCCAGAGTGACTTCTTCATAGATCAACGTTATTTCGTCTTCTAATACTATGAGTAGCCTGTTGTCGTTGATTTCGTCAAGAGGCACAGGACAATGTAGTGCGTCTAACGTAGTTTTTTGTGTGGCTATATAGTCTGCTGTACTTCGTAGGGAAGCTAAAGCATAGTAAATAGCTAGTTCTTTTTGTGTATACTTATATGCGTGGTACAGAAGCAAGTCTCCATGTAGAAGAAAACTGTCCCCTGTAAAGTCTTTATAAGAGTAGTTATAAATAGGGTCAAACTTGTTGCGCGGTACTTGTTGCTTTATTAGCATTTCCATTATCGTGGTGCAAGTCGCAATATTACCGTTTGCCGTATCAAAAACCTTCTTCCAATCAAATAAGAGCATAATTATACTGTATTTTAACCAAGTTGTCAAGAATTATTTTTTTAAAGGTACTTCATTTCCCAACCCTGCTTCATATAGAACCCAACACGATTGGAGGCTTGTTTTCGAGCCGTATTTCCTCTCAAGTGTATGTCTATTATAACAGGGTCTATCTTACCTTCCTTTTTACGAATCACTCGTCCCACAAGCTGTGTGAGTAGTGGCTCATTGTTCACAGGCGTACCAAGTATCAAACAGCTTAGTGTGTCAACTGATATACCCTCGGAGAAAATTGCCTGCGTTCCGTAGAGAACATTTGCGTCCCCGTAGAGAATTCTATTTACTAGCGTTTCTCTGTCCTCATGTGATACCTCACCTGTAACACAAACCGCTTTGTCTCCAGTCAGCTCGGCGCAGCTCTTTAAAAAGCTGACTCGATCGCTTACTACTAAGACTTTGTGTCCTCGTGCGGCGTAGGCCGCAGCAAGCATGGCTACTGTATGTCTGTATTCTTCATCGTTTGACAGTGCCGTAACTCTATTTGCCCAAGGTATCCTAGCACCATCCATAAAGCGTATCTCGGACGGTACAATGTGTATTTCAGGTGTCATATAGTTTTCTTTTGGTGGCTTAAATAGAGTATTACCAAAGTAATCTCTGAACACAACGTGTTTGCCATCTTTTCTTTCTATAGTACCTGACAGACCTATCTTGTATCTGCAGTAATTTGTATCAAGAATCTTACTGAAGGTAGGACTACTGACATGGTGCATCTCGTCTAGTATGATTGTCCCGAACTCTTTACGAATCTTGTCTATGTTTCGGTATAAACTCTGAGTATTCCCAATAACGATAGGAGAGTCAAGTTCAAACCTTCCACTGCCAATGATTCCAGCCGTGATTCCAAATACTTTTTCTACTTCTTTAGCCCACTGATTACGCAATGAGACAGTATGGGTAACAATAAGTGTTTTTTGACCAAGTTTACCTGCAATTGCTAAACCTGTAAAAGTCTTTCCCCAACTGACCCATGCGTTAATTATAGCGTTGTCTTCGATTGCATCATATACGTCTTGCTGACTCTTTCGTAGTTCAAACTTAAACTCAGGAAAGTCCACAGGCTTATTAATCCGCCGGTCTACTATTTCGTAGTTAGATGGTATCAAATCCGTGCGTCCTATCGGTAATGAGATCAACCCATTACGAATAATTCCCATATTTTTGATCATCTCTGGCGGATCTAATGGATTGTGCGTAGGGATTGCATAGGTAAGCTCTTTATCAATCTTATCCTGCAATTCGGCGGTACAATCCATGTAAATTCTGTGACTTATAACTGCTTTCATAGGTCTAGTTCATTCTTAGCAATAATATATGTTTTAACGAAGTCAGACCTTACAATGTCTTCTACCTCAAACTCGATAAACGTAAACACTTGCATACGTTTTAGAATTTGGAAGAAGTCTTTAATACCATTGCCTTTTAAGTCCGCTTGCCTGAAGTCTCCACAGAATATAATCCTACAATTCTCACCCATACGGGTAATAATAGAATCTAACTCATGAAAAGACATATTTTGACACTCATCAATAAGAATAACTGCATCTCTAAGTGTGATTCCTCGTATAAAGGAAGTGGTCATAAACTCTACTAAGTTTTTCTGTTTTAGTATTTCGTAAGCATCTCCTCTACCAAACAAATCATTAGCAATATCTTTATAGGGTTCTTCATACACAGAAGCTTTTTCTTTCTCTGTACCTGGCAAGAATCCAATGTCTCTAGTAGGTACAGCACTTCGTATAATTACTAGCTTTTGAAACTTGTATTTTGTCATATCATCAAAAGCAAGATAAGACGATATAAAAGTTTTACCTGTTCCTGCTAATCCGTGCAGCACCAAATGTTGGTTTGATTCAAACGCTTTTAGCTGGTTGCGTGTTAAAGGTTCTATTTCTCTCAGGTCAAAATTAACGCTTGATAAAGTTTTCTTTCTTTTAGGCATATTATACTTTCTTTCTGGTATCTTTGAGTTTCGTCTCCGAATACTCGTAAAGCACCCACGGCAATCCATGTAAGTGCAGAACCCCAGCCCAATTATATCCATCCTCGGGTGGGCGTGGCACGGTAAAAGGGCTGTTGTGTCCTTTTATCCATATTAGCGAGGCAGATTCTTTCTGCTCCACTCTTTTAATCTTTAAGTATTTCAATTGTGCAAATCGAGTCTTTTCGTACATAAAAGGCTTACCGGCATTGTCTATATAGTGTCTAGTACTTTGTTTTAGCAGTCCGTTGTACGAAGAGATCATTCTCTTCAAAGGAAAAAGATCTTTATGAGGTGTCTGTATACGCCTAGCCCCTAAAGTTTTTCCTTCTTGATTTTTATCATCTAATACTTGATCTTCAATCAGAAGTAAACCATCCTGTATCTCCCAAAGCCCTGAAGGTAATAAGAATACAGGATATTCTACAAGTTTTCTGATATTATGATATGTGATCACCATACATTTTCTCGAATTTGCCGCCTGAGTAGTCCTGGTGGACGATCTCAAAGTCACAACCAACTGGAGTACCGGGAATAGATAAACCTCTGTCCATCTGAACAAACTGTGCGAGTTTAACCATGTACTCATCTACTTCTTCATCTGGTACTTCTGCTAGAATGGAATCGTGTACAAGTGCAAAGATACGTGCTTTCTTACCGTTTGCTTTAATCCACGAGTTCATGTCAATAGCGCCTAATAAGTTAATATCAGAAGCAGCAGACTGCACCAGAAAATTAAGACCAGACCTAACGCTATGGCTCTGGATGCCTTTGTCTGTCGATGCAACATTTGGTAATCTCCTTTTTCTACCGAAGTAGCTGTAAATGAATCCATTTTGCATAATGAACTTTTGGTTTTCTTCAATCCATGATTTCAGTCTATGGAACTCTTTAAAATAGTCATCAATTACTTCTTGTGCGTCCTGTCGAGAGAAAGGCTTACCACTATCCTTAGTAACTTGTTCACTAATCTTATTTGCACCAGCACCGTACATAATACCAAAGGTTACTGCTTTAGCAGCCTGTCTTTGCATACTGTATAGTTCTGCTACTTCGCCTACCTCACAAGGTAGCTTAAATACTTTATGTGCGATCGCTGAGTGGAAGTTACCTCCAGACTTAAATACTTCCATCAATGCTTGGTCTTTTGCTAGGATAGCTGCAACATATACTTCTGCAGTTGTTAAATCCATTGCGACAATTTTATGGCCAGGTGCTGCTTTGATACATCCTTTTACAATAGGATTATCACGAGGCAGCTGCTGCATGTTCAGTTTACCACTAGAACTAAGACGACCAGAAGTTGTAGTATGAAGGTTAAAACCTGTGCGTAGCCTAGAATCTCTATCCAGCTGCGGAAAGATTTTGTCCAGATAAGTATTTTTAATCTTGGACTTTTGTCTGATGGCAAGTATGAGGGCAGGTACGTCTGATTGACTAGCCAAGTCTCCAAGTACTTCCGCATCTGTACTGTTTGCTCCCGTACCAGTCTTCTTTCCAGTAGGTGTAAGACCAATGAAGTCAAAAAGAAGACTACGTAACTGCATTGTACTATTAGGATTAAATTCTTTTCCATTAATTTCCTCAAACTTACTAATGGCGGGATGCTTGTATAGCTCCGCTACTGCTTCGTCAATCTGCTCCTGCATGAGAGATTGGCCCTTCAACAAACGCTGCTTATCGAAAGGTACGCCATTGTCTTGAATATCAGTCAGGAATCTACATCCTGGTATCAGAATATTATCGTATACTTTACACAGACGCTTATTCTGTTTAATCTTTACAAATTTCTCATAGAGTAGGAAAGTACAAGCAGCATCCATGCCGGCATAGAGTTTCATAATGTCAAAAGGAATATCGCCCCAATTGAACTCACTTTTAAGAATGCCGTTTTCTTTACGATACTGAGCCATCCAGTCGTACATACCCTTCTCATAATCACCGTAAGGAGTATACTTCATAGACAAGGCTTTCAATCCGTGAGTACCTGGGTTCTCATCAATAAGATAGTGGAGTAACATGGTGTCTTCGAATTGTGGAAACTCGAAGTTGAAGTGGTACTCAAAGAAAGCCAAGTCAAACTTAGCATTATGGAATATTACTATTTTCTTATTGAACAACTCTTGCAGAAGTCTCTCAGACTCTTCGTCCATGCACTCTGTGTCAATATACGCACCTCGGTCTGCTTCATAAGAAAGAGATAAGCCCAGCATGTGTCCATCACGAGGATACAGGCCAGTTGTCTCTGAGTCGAGAGCAATATAAGGAAGAGGTGCATCTATAGCTGCCTGAAAGAAAGCATTAGCTTCTGCAGTATCTTGGATACCCCAAGCATTGTATTCTGTGATAATTGTGTCTTGCTTGTTTCCAGTAATGTACTCTGTAATGCTCTGCTTAGAGTCATCCCAAGTACGTTGTGCTTCTGGTTTAAACGCAAGCATAGCAGGATTAATGACAGGCAAGAACTTCTCTTCGACTTTCTTACCAGAGTATTCGGTGACTGAGTTGAGAGGTGTGAAGTACTTCAGTGCATCACTCCCTACGAGAATAATCCAGTCGTAAGCATCTGTATCAATCTCGATGTCTACATCTCGTTTTAGTACTTTTTTAAGGTTCGGGTCAGAGCAGAGCTGATATTGATCAAACTCGAACTCGTCATCAAACTCTTTCTTATAATTTGTTCTACTTGGTTTAGTTTCTACTAATGCAACTTTAGGCATATAATTTTCTCTTTAATGTTTGTACTGATTTTAAGGGTAGTGCTCCAGGATCTGTATCCTTCAACCCTACATTTCTTGATGTCAAGCCTACTTGCTCTACCATCTCTTTCACTTCTTTAGCGGCATCCTGCCCTGCGGTATCTCCATCAAAGAAAATTATTACTTCCTCTACACCTTGTATCGAAAGCATCCGCAATTTATCTTCATTTATATTCTTTGTTCCAAAGGTACAGACTGCATTAGTTAGTCCTTTATCATGCAAATTTACCATATCGTATATACCTTCTACTAGTATAATTGAACCTTGTATCGGCTCCACTATAGGGTAGAGAGGTAGCTTTGCACCCGCAGGCGAGATCATGTACTTAGGTGTACCACCTGTAGTATGACGACCGTTAAAGGACACAATGCGACCTGATATATCTCGTACAGGAAATACAATGCGACCAATATGGTCAGTGTCATGATGTTGGAACGCTTCAAATCTTTTATAGGTCTCTGGCTTAATATCTCTCCAGTTACCTACATATGGTACACTACCTTTAGGAAACGACAAACCAACCGACTCAGACCTTTTTTCTCTAATACGTTTTTTGAGTAGCTCTCGTCTTAGTTGTAGTTGGTTTGCCTTTTCGCCAAAATGTGTAAAAATGTTGCCTTTGTATCCGCACGAGAAACAGTTGAATATACCTGTGATCTTGTCAATGCGCATACTAGGACTGCTATCTGCGTGTTCAGGATTAAGACAGGTAACAATAGCATCTGCACCCTTCGGTACAAAATATACTTGCCTAGATACTAATAGTTCTTCTACTGTCAACGTCCAATATCCTTGATGTTTTCTTTACTGATTACTTGGTACGCGCCCTTGTTATATGCAGGGGCTACGGTGAAGTCTGCACCGGCAGTGTAACTGCGGTCTACAGCTTCGCAAGATCCGCCTGTTGGAGAGGCAGAACTATAATGCTTGGTGTCTCTACGATAAGTATCGGAGACTTCCATAGGTTCAAACTTGGGGGTGTATCGCTTAGACTTAGGCATAGGCTTTCGCTTCCTGCCTGAGTAAGAGTGTCGTAAACTACCGAATGTAAGTGCCATTTGCTTTCTCCCTTCAAAGTATCCACATATTATACGCAAGAAGAGATAAAAAGTCAAGAAATATTTTTAAAGATCATCAATGGATTCGCCAGTCTTGTGCGAGGAATCGTCTTTCTCTTGCGGAGTCATAGCAGTATCAGGGCCAATCTTTAGGCTATCCCAATCTACTGTAGAAGTGAACGATTTCATAGAAGCAGAGCGCATCTTTACACAATTGAATGTAATACATTCGTCTTCGTGATCCCACGTTTCTAAGGTATATGCAGCATCTGCAGCATCAAGAATACCTTTAGCGAATCGTGCTTCACCAGTTGCGTCTGTTTGATATGGAGATACGACAGTGCAGTCATACTCCTGTGCCATTGACTTCAATGCTTTACTTACTTCGATCTGTTCTGTCCAATCATATTGACCACCACGAGATGGTAGACTCGACCGCTTTACCTGATTAATATAGTCCACGATAATGACACCAACATTCAGAGCTTTGACTTTTTTGTCTAGCTCGGCACGAATTTTGGAGAGAGTAAGAGACGCATCATACACGATGTCCAGCTGCTGAGTCGGGAGGAGCTCACAGGTGTTCTTCAGTGATGTATGCAACTTATTAAAGTCACGATGTGTTCTATATTCCTTCAAGCGGTCTTGTCCATCAACATAACGATTTGCCCACCATGTAGCTACTTTTTCCCACTCGGCAAGACTCAGGTTTTGAGTACGTAGACGAGAGAAAGGAACTTCGGTAGCAATGGAACAACATCTTTGAAGGATAGAACGGCTATCCATTTCAATAGTGAAATACATAGCCGATTTACCTGAAGCATATACTGCATTAGCAATATTAGCACATATTACAGACTTACCAGCCCCTCGTTTACCACCGAACATAACAAGATCTCTGGGCGAGAACTGTATTTCGTAGTCGTACTCTTGATTGAGTCCCAAGGGTATATATCTGGCTAAATCTTCTTCTGGCTCGAACAGTTCAATACGTTGCATACTTTCCTGCGGATCTTCCAAATCAACCTTGTCTTCGACATCGAGTACGATTTGGTGAAGATGATTAACAGACTCCTGAGCATTTTCAAACGCAACAGAATTCTCAATATAATCTTCTAGCGAGTCCAGAATTTCTTTTTGAGTGTATTCGTTCTTCAGATACTCAAGAAGCATATTGGGATCGGCATCGACCTCAACAGCTTCCACTGCGTACAGTTTTTCACGAGTAGCTGAATCACGAATCTCAAACTTTAAATCTTCAATCGTAGGCATTCTATGAAAAGCTTCACAGTGCTTATCAATAACCTTATATAGGCTATGATACTCAGCAGCAAAGTAATGCTTGTGCGCTACACTCCAGGTCTGAAAGTCCTGTAGTGTAAGCACTTGCTTAATAAGCGCACTAGCAATATTCAATGAAAGTCTCCCGATTTCAAATCTAAAAGGTAGGGTAGACCCCGAAGAGCCTACCCTTAGTGTGTACTAAAAAGGATTAAGCTGAAGCTTTTTCTTTCTTAGAAGCGCCATCATAGTCAGCGGCTGAAAGGCCACGACGTGTGAGCATAGTCTTAACGCCACGGGCGGTCTTACCAATTTGCTCTGCGATAGCTTCGACAGTCTGGCTACCGATGTCAGCGATACCGGCCAATGGATCTTCTTTAGAAGCGCCTTTGGTAGTCTCTTGACGTGGGATAGCGTCGATGTCGCCTGAACGAAGAAGACTCAGAGCCTTACCACGTACAGAGTTTACTGAGCGATCAAGTGCAGTAGCAATTGCTTCTACAAAAGCGCCGTCTTGTACCATAGATACAAAAGTTACTTCTTCAGCTTCAGAGTACGTGCGTACTGCTTCAACTTTAGGAGCTGGCTTAACGTGACCAGTCAGTTCCATAGACAAAATCTTGCCTTGGATTGACTTAGCTGAAAATTGACCATCTTCAAAATGACCAGCAATCTCAGCATAAGTATAGCTGCCGCTGTTGTCAGAGACAAAAGCTGCAAGGGTTGCTTCTTGTGCATCGCTAAACGCACGAGTAGCTCCGGCAGAAGCCAGCTCTACGTCATGACCCATCTTGCGCAATTTGCTAGAGATAGAACGAGTAGAGGTTTCAAGCTGAGTAGCTGCTTCCGCAACAGTAGCTTGGGATACGGGGCTTTCGCCACCGACAAAATCAGTAAGAGCGGTAGTGCGCTCATCAGTCCACTTAGGTAGTGCCATTATATTATTCTCCAATAAGAATTTTAAGGTTAGTTACAATTTGAACGCCAGCATCTCTGGCCTTCTTAGTTTTTGCGGATTCAATCCCGCTTTCGTTTACTAGGATTGTTACGTCCTTGGTTAAACTAGATTTTATACTAAATCCTGCTGCTTCTAAAGCTGCGTGAGCTTCTGCTTTAGTTTTGTAACTTAGCAACTTACCTGTGATACATACAGTGTTGACTGATGTATTAGCAGATTTGCTACTAGGCTTTACAAACTCAAAGCTAAATGGAAGCATACTGTTTAAAGGATACTCATCTTCAAGCCACTTTAAAAGATTAGCTGTAGATTTCTCACCAAGACCGGCTTCGCGGCATATATCGTAGTCTATTTCATCTATATCAATGCAAACTTTTGATAATTTATCCGCTGCTGTCTTCCCGATAAGAGGTATACTGAAAGCAGGTAAGAGTACATTTAGTGGTGCACTCTTAGATCGCTGCAACTCATCTACTAACTTTGACGCTAACTTCTCAGAACCTAGACCTTCTTCTATCTCGAAAGCATCTAGCTGATAAATCTCTTCGAGAGAGCGTATATCTAGCTTAGCGATCGACTTAGGGCCAAGACCTTTGATCTTGAGAGTTTTTGCAAAGTGTTCGATAAGTTTTGCAACTTTATCACCACAAAGGGTGTTTCTACAATACAGAAGATGGTTGACTTCTTCTAACACCGAACTACAGCTAGGGCAGTTTGTTGGGGCTTCGATTATGGTCATCGTGATTCCTCTGAAATTGAATACGTATTATACGGAGTTTTAAGGTTATTGTCAAGAACTATTTTTTTCAAGGTAGCAATCAATCTAAGCGCCTCACAATGCGAGGTATGATTTCACCAGAACGTATAACTTCTACTTTACAACCTAACTCTAAATCGAGATCGCGTATGTACTCAATATTGTGCAGAGTTGCTCTTGACACTGTAGCTCCGCCTATAACACAAGGCTCTAGGATAGCTACAGGGCTAACAACTCCACTCTTACCCAATTGCCATACTACCTCTAGCAATGTGGTCTCCACGCCAGCAACCTGCTCTTTCAAAGCAAAGGCACCTCGTGGGTGTTTAGCAGTATGACCTAACTCTTCGTACTTCTGATTCGATTGTAGCCTGAATACAATTCCATCCTGAGGATAGGGATCTGCATCAAAACGAGTAACCACGTTCAATCCCATCTTATGCAGAAGCTCAAGAGAGCAAGCATAATTGGTAGCGAGGTGGGGAGTCGCATCATAAGCAACAAACGCTAGGGGTCGAGTTTTAAACTCCACTAAGTCATTAAGACCAAGTGACCCCGAGGCGAAGTTACGAGAGTTAGGTACACTACTAGGGGCAACAACTTCTCCAGTAATCTGGATAAGTCGATTAACATTAATCTTATTAGGGACTAATGTACGCATCTTGTCTGTAATGTCTCGGCCTTGAATACCGTCCCCACGAGTGAGAGCGAGTTCAAGATTACCATCAACATACAGAAGAGATACTGCTGCACCATCTAGCTTAGGAGTACGAATACAATCTTCAAGAGACAACGGAGTGTTGTTTATGTCGAAACACTTCTGCAAAGAGTACATTTGGTACGTATGCGAAATCGCATCTGTAACAGTGTAACCTACTTTGTTATAGCTATGTCTATCTGCTAGAATATCAAATTCCGCATCAGATATAGCAGGTGTACCTTCATAGTACAACTTACTCATTCTGTCTAAAAAGTCCTGCATGGTATTCTCCTAAATAAGAAAGTATATTATACGGGACTTCAGCAAGATTGTCAAGAACTATTTATACAGATCCTGGATAAGATCGGAGAAATGTTCTTCTATTAAGCTTTTAGATTCTGCTAGGGACAATATCTCTATTAGACCTGCAAACATCTCTCTTGAGTTAGAGAGATCTAAAGGCATAGCTACTCCTTCGGGGGTAGGCTTCCACTCTTCGTCAAAGTCCATATAATACTTTCGTAAATGCATATATTCTATACCGCGGAAAGTATTAATGGTAAGTCTTATCTGTATTTCTTTAACTTCATCATAGTGTATAACACGAGAGTATGCTTCGGGAGCCTGGTGTAAGTCCATTATTTCCTACCTTCATTCTTTAAAATAGAGGCGAGAGGGACTACACTAGACACATTTGAAGGTCGTAGTAGACGGTATGAATCGGTATCCCAACAGAAGAAAAGGAGAGTATCGTCAGTTTCCTTGGCTCTATTCTTCTTTTTCTGAATATAGGGAGTTGTAAAGTCTAAGGTACAAACATTGTACTTTAGCTTTTTGGAGTGTTCGCTACGATAAGTAATAACGGCATCCCCATAGGAGCGCACTAACTGCGCCAGTTCTTGCTTTTTCACTATAGTTTCCTTCTGGTAGTAGTTTAGCAATCATTATTACTATGTACTTACTCAGAGGTGATTTATACTGGATGCAAAAAAGCCCCGCTAGACGAATCTAGCAGGGCGATAATTACTATTAACCTTCGTTAGAAAGTAGGGTAGTAAAATACTGTGCGGCTTTACCGGTCAACTTAGAGATAATCTCTTCATCAACTGCTTTGCCAGCATCAGTGATAGCAGCGGTCAGAGCTTCTTGAGCAGCTGCTTTGGAAACACGAGTGCCACCAGTTGCAGTACCGCCTGTAGAAGCAGCTTTTGCTGCTGGGGTTTTCTTAACGTAGACGCCAGCCTTTGTTAAAATCATGCGAACACCGTTAGGTGATTCGTCTAGTTCTTCTGCAATATCTTTTACAATCTCCATGCTAGTCTCTGGAGTAGGTTCTGCTGCTTCGTATAAAGTTACTGCTTCTGCTTTCTTATCGTCGTCCCAAGCCACTTTGCGTGTCCTCTTGTTAGGGTTTTTGTTTCCCGGGCAATTGCCCAGAGTTTTTAGTTGTTGTTCGTAGAATCGTTGTCCCATATATTCCTCGATTTCAGAATGGATATTATACGGGAAAATTCACCACACTGTCAAGAATTATTTTTTACAACCTCTCCAGGTTTACCCCGTACTTCTTCAAGTGTTCTAGCTTTCCTAATTCACACGCTGGAATATATGCACTAAATCCGCCAGACTGCACGTTAGA